GATTCTTCCTGCTGGTAATGCAAAGACTAGTGAAATCCCTATCGTAAGAATTCAAGAGCATGTAGAAACTATTGCGGGGATGTTTGGTGATTGGATTATTAGGATTCCATCCCTATCAAAAGATGGCATACATCCCACTGGTAACGGTTATAAGAGAATAGGAGAAATAGTAAAATGAAGAAGTTTATTCTAGCACTCGCGCTCGCATCAACACCAGCATTGGCTGTTGACCGTGTGGCACAATATGACTTTGATCAAGACGGCAAAGTCTCATTCGAAGATATCAATCGTTTCTGTTCAGTGCCAGCAAGCCTTTTTGCTCGTGCTGATAAGAACAATGATGGGTTCTTGACAAATTCTGAAATGCGTACAGCAAAAGAATATCTTTTCTCACGCTGCTCAGCAACACCAAAGAACGCTTAATATAAAAAGGAGTTACAGTATGAAGACAGTCGGTCAAAAATTGAGTAGATTTGTGGTCACTGGCGTCAAGCCAGGTGCACTCAATCCAAATGATGCCTTTGAGAAGATTGATGATCTTTCTTTTCCTAATAAGTGGAAGGTCATTGTATTCTATCCAAAGGACTTCACATTCGTTTGCCCAACGGAAATCGTTGCTTACGACAAGTTGAATAAAGACTTTGCTGACCGTGATGCAGTTCTTCTGATTGGTTCAACAGACAATGAATTTGTCAAGTTGGCATGGAAGAATGCTCATGAAGGTCTCAAGGCAACCACCTCATGGTTCTTCGCTGACACGCATCGCAATCTCGGCGATGATTGGGATGATCGTGGCACTAGCCTAGTTGAGCAACTTGGTGTGTTCTACAAGCCAGCAGGTGCTGCTCTTCGCGCAACATTCATTGTTGATCCTGAGAATGTCATTCAGCATGTCACTGTTAACAATCTCAATGTTGGTCGTAATGCTGATGAGACACTCCGCATTCTTGATGCGTTGCAGACTGGTGAACTTTGCCAGTGCAATCGTCAGGTTGGTGAAGTGACACTCACTGTTGGCTGATATGAAAAAGAAAAAGGCTCGCATTTGCCTCGGGTGCGGCTACCAATACGACGAAAAGAAGTATGGTAAGTTTGAAGATCTAGATGAAGATTTTCTCTGCCCCGAGTGCAAATGTGAGAAAGATATGTTTGAAGAAAGGGAAGTTGAACAATGAGTTGGACTGAAAGCATTAAAGAAAGTCTACCTGACTATGCGAAAGATATTCGTTTGAATATTGATGCTGTTCTATTGCGCAGTTCTCTTGACCCTGCTCTTGCGCATGGATGCGCATCAGCGGCAGCGTTTGCTGCTGGCAATTCAAGATTGTTGACCTTGATTGATGCTGCAATTGATGATCGTAAAGAAGCAGATGCTGCTTTGACTGCTGCAACAATCATGGCACAAAACAATGTTTGGTATCCATATGTTGAAATGGCAGAAGATCCTGCGCTGAAGGGATTGCCACCAGGATTGCGTATGAATGGTATTATGAATCACGGTGGAACGACAAAGAAGAATTTCGAAGCATACTCTCTCGCCGCTTCAATCGTCGGGAAATGCCACTTCTGCGTCAAGGCTCATTATGATACTTTATTGAAGGAAGGTATGACTGTGGAAAATCTCAAAGATATCGGTCGTATTGCTGCAGTCATTACTGCAGCAGCAAAAGTGTTAAGTGGCTAAATAATAGACCAATTTAATGGTTGTAAACTGACAATTAAAGGTGTTCTGGACTCGGGTTCGACCCCCGACATCTCCACCATCTACGGGGATGAATTTGGCTTCGACAGGGCAAGTAATAACCTGACAGCAACCAGTGAGGCGACTGACTTAATCAGCGCAAAAACCGTAAATGCAAACGATGATTCATTTACACCTATGGCTCTCGCTGCCTAATAAGCACATTGAGCACAAAGAGTTGACCGCTCGGTAACAGAAAGGTCTGGGGTGGTGGTGCGAACCACCACCCTTTTCTTTCGCTGCAATAATGGAGGCAACTAACATGAATGCAGTAGATATACTTTGTAATGTAGAAAAATATTTTGATCGCAATCACAATTTGTTCATTCGATTTGGTGGACTCTTTGCGTTAGTATTCTTTACGATGTTTGTGCCATATAGTATGGTAGATCGTATGAATGAGAAACTAGAAGCCCAGCAAATTGCGAATGATGTTCTTACATCAGAACTCACAACACTCCATCGTAAAGTTGAGTTTCTAAATCTTTCTTATGAGAAAAAGCAAGCAGTTCTACGAGAAGTAGAATGCCTCGCTCGCAACATCTACTTCGAAGCAGGTGGTGAGCCTCGTGCTGGCAAGATTGCTGTTGCTGAAGTCACCATGAATCGTGTCAAGAGTCGACAGTTCCCAAGAACAGTTTGTGGTGTTGTTCACCAAAAGACAAGAGGAACCTGCCAGTTCTCTTGGGTTTGCGAGGGCAAAAAAAATGTATATCGCAATAGTCCTGCGTGGAACGAGTCAATCAAAATTGCTGAGAATATATTGATTTCCAAACACCATTATGGTATAATTGGATCTGCAAAATACTTTCATGCAACTTATGTTGAACCTGAGTGGGCAGAAAGCAAAAGAGTTATCAAGAAAATTGGTCAGCATATTTTTTATCATTGAGGCTTTATGCGAATAATTGAAGATGTGAAGTTAGACTTTAAAGATGTTTTGATCACACCCAAACGATCTGCTCTTGCTTCTCGAAGTCTTGTGAATCTTGAAAGAACATTTACATTTCGCAGTGGTAATAGTTGGAAGGGTGTTCCGATTATTGCTGCGAATATGGATGGTGTTGGCACTCTTCAAATGGATGAAGAGTTAAACAAACTCAAGATGATGGTTGCTGTTACGAAGCATTATTCGCAAGAAGATTTGATTGATCACTTTATAAAGAAACTCAACAGCAGCGTTTATTCGATGGGCATCTCAGATGCGGACTTATATAAGTTCAATAAAGTTGTTGAATCAAATATCGTTAAACATTGGAACATTAAAGTTTGCATTGATGTTGCGAATGGATACACGCAAAGTTTCGTGGACTTTATCAAACAGTTCCGTGATGATCATCCAAATGTTTTGTTGATGGCTGGTAATGTTGTCACACCAGAGATGACTGAAGAATTAATTCTCGCAGGTGTTGATATTGTGAAAGTTGGTATTGGTCCTGGCTCAGTCTGTACAACAAGGAAGATGACAGGAATCGGCTACCCGCAGTTGAGTGCAATTATTGAATGCGCTGACGCTGCTCATGGTCTCAAGGGTCATATTATAGCGGATGGAGGGTGTTCCGTTCCTGGAGACATTGTGAAAGCATTTGCTGCGGGAGCCGACTTCGTAATGTTAGGTGGCATGCTGGCGGGACACAAAGAAGGTGGAGCAACGCCGCTTGGTGGAAATCAATTCTATGGTATGAGTTCAGATACTGCCATGACATTACACAATGGTGGCGTTGCAAACTATCGCGCCAGTGAAGGTAAGACAGTAGAGATTCCATATCGCGGTGAAGTAAGTAGAACACTACAGGATATTCTGGGTGGTCTACGATCGGCATGTACTTATGTTGGAGCAAGTGAATTGAAGGAGTTGAGTAAGCGCACGACATTTGTTCGCGTCACTCAGCAGTTAAACAATTCCTTGAGTGCTTATGAGATCTAATATGGCAAGTCGCGAAGAAAAGAATAACTTCTCTATAATGATTATGGAGATGGCTCTTAAAGAAAAGATTGATCATATGGATGCAATTGCAACATATTGTGAAAGAAACAATCTTGAAATTGAGGTTGCTGCAACACTCATCAATGAATCATTAAAGAGCATCATTGAGGGTGAAGCGATGGAATTAAGATTTCTTCCGCGAGGTAGCAGACTTCCGTTATGAACGGATACGATCTATATTGCACCTATCAAGCCATCAAGTTGCATTTTAGCACAGAGCAATATAATTTCTTTCACTATGATGGTAAAACACGAGTATCGATAGATGCATTTCAAAAGCGTCGTGACAAGTTTTTATTTCACCGTCTTGCGCGCAAGTATCGCGACGATGAGATGGTTCCATTTCTGGTTGCTAATTTTGTACACAGTGACGATAATTGGACCAAAAGTTTGCTTGAAGAAGAGGCTGAGCAAACTTACAGGGATTGGAAACGACGAACGGATTCGATGACTAAAATCTATTCTGACGATTTGCAAAAAATTGCAACCAAAGATAATTTCAATGACCTATTTAAAGTCGAAGAAGGTCAGTTCCCAAAGTTACTAGTATTGTTTATGCAAAACGAAGTAACAATGGAAACAATGGTAATCCTCAATAACATCTTCGACTTTATTCGAATCTGGGACAAGAAGATCAGTGATGATATTATCTATCCCAAGATTTCAAGAAAGATCCGCAAGTACGGTTCATTCTTGAATGTGAATGTCGACAAGTACAAGACTTTAACAAAAGAAACTTTACTTGCTGACTGAAATACTATATAATGATATTGTGATGATGAAAAAGTGGACAAGTCGATATACATTTAATACAACGATATACGGAGAATACAAATGAGTCTATCAAGTCTAAAGAAGGGTTCATCCCTTGATAAGTTGAAGAAGGCAGTCGAAGCCTCTTCTGCAGGTAACACTGGCGGCAAAAATGTTGATGATCGTTTTTGGCAACCAGAAGTTGACGCTGCTGGCAACGGATACGCAGTTGTCCGATTCCTCGATACGCCAGCCGTTGACGGTGAAGATGGTCTTCCTTGGGTTCAAATTTGGTCCCATGGTTTCCAAGGTCCAGGTGGTTGGTACATTGAGAATTCTCTCACAACTCTTGGAAAGACCGATCCTGTTTCTGAGCACAACACAGTTCTGTGGAACTCAGGTATCGAAGCAAATAAGGAAATCGCTCGTAAACAGAAGCGCAAGTTGACTTACATTGCAAACATTCTTGTGGTCTCTGACGCAAAGCGTCCGCAAAATGAGGGTAAGGTGTTCTTGTTCAAGTTCGGAAAGAAGATTTTCGACAAGATCAAGGAGCAACTTGAGCCGCAGTTTGCTGATGAGACACCAATGAATCCGTTTGACTTCTGGAAGGGTGCAAACTTCAAGATCAAGATTCGTAATGTCGAAGGCTATCGCAACTATGACAAGTCGGAGTTTGAATCTCCTGCTGCATTGTTCAATGGCGACGACGCGCAGATCGAAAAGGTTTGGAAGTCTGCTCACTCGCTCAAGGATTTCTTGAAGCCTGATAACTTCAAGTCCTATGATGAACTCAAGGCGAAGTTGGATAAGGTTCTTGGTGCTGGTGGTGCTGCTGCATCAGTTGCAAAGCAGATTAATGATGCGATTGCTGATGCTCCTGTCATTCGCTCTGCTCCAGCCAAGAAAGTCACTGCTGAAGATGTTAGTGTCGACGATGACATGGCATTCTTCGAGAAGTTGGCTGCAGAATAATCTGTTTTAGAAAACTATTGATGTTTTCAGGGGGACGAAAGTCCCCTTTTTTTTATGCAAAGCCGACTGAAGTGAATGATGTAGGATGCGCGAAATCTTTTGATATTGCGCGATTAAATGTATCGTCAGCAAAACGAACATCAGCCTTTACAGAGTTATCTGATTTTTGTGGTGGTGCTGCTTGTTTGTCGCCACCACCACCGCCTGGAACTGGTACTGGAACAACACTTGGACCAGTTGAAGCCATAGAATTTTCTGCGCTCTGTTGTCCCAATTCTTCACCAGAAACTGCTTTACTCACTGCAGTCACTGCTTGTTTAGATTGATATGATTGACCATCAAGTGGAACAATGGCTTCAGTGCCGTGTAGAGTTGCGGGATATCCAGATTGCGGACCAGAAGCAACACCACCACCAGCAGCATACATTGGACCACCAGGAGCCTGACCAGTACCGCCAGCAGGAACTCCAGTTGGTGCATACTTTGTTGAATACTTGTCAACCTTGGCGAGAATTTCTGCACCATATCCTTTATCAAGACCCAATCCAGCACCACCAATTGTCTGAGTAACTGCACGGTTAGCTGTCTTTTGATCAGAGAAATCTTGTTTACCTTTTAATCCTGTCATCACAAATGCCGATGCAAGTTTGGCAGCAACTGCTGGATCATTTGCTTGATCTGGGTTACTGATCAAATCAACACCAATCATCTTACCATATTTGGCGTAATTATTCTTACCAGTAATCTGA